GTTGTTCCTGCGGGCTGGCTTCCCCGCCTTCTTCTTTCCCCCGCCTCCGTTCTTCTTCTTGGCGGCTGGCAGCAATCGGTTGTGATACGCTATGACGTTATAAGCGCGGTGAACAGCAACACCACAGCGTAGATTGACATAAGATATGCCAGTGAACATTTGATGGAGCTTCACGTGGTCAAAGTGAGGTCCATACCGATTTTCCGCTTCACCGTATTCCCGCGCACGGGCCATCGATTCAGCGAAGCTGCAACTTCCATTGCCTAACTTATCGATTTCTTCAAGTATGGGGGCTTGGACCACCGTCTCCTCCCAGTCGTCAATTTCCTTCGATTCCACCAAAGGATCAAACCGGTACATTGGAACGCCACACTCCTGCTCAAGGTCAACGGACAAACCTTGGACGAAGTAGTCATCAACTAGGAGGTAAGGGCAGTCATCGATATGACAGACATTTCGAATGGTTTCTTCAAATCTTGCAACAACTTCCAGACTCATTCCATACCGATCACAAAATTGGGCATACGTCTGTGAATCCGGGTGGAGACACAACCCGCCTTGGATGCGGTACGGATTGCGGTCACGCACATCGTAATGCGCGCGAACGCCTTGACTCTTGGCTGTGTCACAAATGGTGCGGAGGAAAGCACCAATGATCGGGATGTGCCCTGCTACGGGCAACAGGCTTTTGGCACTGCCATAGAGCAACCCCTTCCACAATTTCTTGGGATGGTCGTGATTGTTGACACCAAGCTTTTGAAAAGCACGGAAAGGGGAAATACCCCACCGATAGCTGTCTCCAACACGCCAAAATCTCCCAGAACAGTACGAAGTTTCTTCAATGTCAGCACGGACCAACACATCGCATTTCATGCCTATACTGGCATAAGCTGCGACTGCATCGACTCGAGGTGTTTCACCCAAGCCAACGATGTTGTCATCACCCAACACGATCATAGAGAAATCATCCGTCCACTCCAACCCATACACCCACATCACTATAAGAACATTCAACAACGAATTGAAACAGGAGGTCCACAAATCACCTGATCGGCGACCATGCTTCATGCTCACTGACACTTCCCGATTTCTCGAGAGGCCAATTACACGATCCCACTGTTCCTCAAGCCACCGAGTGTCCTCAGTAGTCTCGACCTTCATTGTAAAGAAATATTTCTCAATAGCGAGTAGAGTAGGGTTGATACTGCCATCCCAGCTTGAAACGTCACTCTCTGACACATGAGCGTGACGTGAGAAAAGCCCCTCCACAAAACCCCCAACATCGTCAGGGGTGGCGCGACACGTGTAGAAAATGTCGCTCCCATGAGTTGACCTCCCATTCCACATTCCTTGAATTGCTTCACTGATTCTGTGGAATAACAAGCTGTAGTGGGCCACAACGCGCGAGTTCCGGGGCCAGATCATCCGTGGCTTCATGGTCTCCTGAGTCTTGCCCAGGTAGACCTCCCGCTTCACAAAGATCTGAGAGGGAATATGACTGTCATCGAGGGGTAAATCAATCTCCCGCGACAACTCACGTCCCCGGTTCTGGCCATACTGGTGACGCAAGTA